ATTCTGGATCTATATCTTCGCCACTGTGCCATTTATTTAGATGACGTTGAATAGAAGAATACGTACGTATCCAGCTAGTTTCATGTTGGTCATCACGCCAATTGTTTACACCATACTTTTCAGCGCCAAAGCCAAATACGACAGCAATGTCTTCAAGACATTCTGGTGGAATCAAGCCTAATGGTGGTTTTTGATCATCGTACTTTGCCATTACTTATTATACCTCAAAACTTAAAGATCTATTATAACATGTTTCAGGGGCTGTGTACACCATTTTTTTAGTTTCTTTATCATAGTTATATATGCCTACTAATTCGTAGTCACCGCTGATAGCATCACCAACCCAACCATATACTCTATGAGCTAGTTGAGACTTAGGCCAGCCTGTTCGTTCTTGAGATTGAACTCTCCAGGAATACTCACTTATATTTTTATTTAACTGGATTTTACTATAGCTAACTTTATGATCTGAGTCAACGCCTTCATGATCAAACGTGTCATGATATGGTTCTGGGTTATCGGTATGATTTAGTTCAGTCATGCCAATCCATTCAGCATAATGCCCTTTCATAACCATAGGTAATATATTACCCTCAAGATCTCTATGAGAGTCTTTCTTATTAGACTTAATCAGAATGGCTTCTTCTAAAGCGCGTTGTCTAAATTCATTAGTATCGATGTTTAGGTCGTCAAGTTTAAATTTCATAATGTAGTTCCTTATCAGTTTATAAGACTATTATACCATAGTAGAAGCAGTTTGTACACTGTTTTTTTAGATCATTTTGTTATATGGATATAACTATTTGTAAAAAATATGTTGGTCAATTGTGACTGTTCTATTCAAACTGTTTGCCCAATATGGGTTAACATTATCTGCGTGATAATGAGTTGATCCTTCGGTTATATCCCAGACTTTTCCCCAGTATAGCTTTTTCTCAATATATGCTTGGGCAATCTTATAAGATATGTTCCATGTTTTTGAGTCTGTAGGCAGATCAGATTTCCCATCGCAGTACCAAGAAAATTGGCACATGTTAATAACGGGTACTATATCTCCCTTCCAGTTTACTCTTAACTTGGCGTCGTATATAACTCCACATATAGTATCTGGATAAGCTGACATTGCAACTCTATTGTATACTACTTCTGCCACGGCCATCTTTCCTGCAAGGGGTTGATTACCCGCTTCAAAATAGATGTTCTGAGCTAGACAAAAAGTATCTCCGTTTTCATCCGATGCATCAGCGTATGGAGAAAACATTAAGACCAATATCAATACTGGCCATGCTAAGACACAAACCCAAATTAAAATTTTCATAGTTATTTCTTCAAATTTCTCTAACATAATATAATCCTATATATTGTTTTTAAATACGAATTCGATAGCTCTATCAGCTTCCTTAGCTATGTCACGTTTTCCATACCAACCACCAGTTTCGTTATCCAGATCTCTACAAATCCATTCAATTTCTTTGGAAGTAATCGGATAACCTCGTTGTAAAGCATTGCCCGCTGTGGATACCATAATCTTGTACATTTGTAGATACCATCCACCGCCATTAATAACTTTATATTCTTCAACTTGCTTTTTATTTACAAATGGACAATCTTTATACCCAGTCCATGTAAAACTTGTATTTTTTAGCTGGGATTTTCTATGCTCAATAAGTCCGTTTCGAATTGACTCTGGAAGCTTATCGAAAAATGATTCAGACTGTACGACGTATCTGTGAGATTCCATGAGAGCGGTGGGATCCATTGTAGATCCAGAATGTGAGAAGATGAAATTGTAAGCCCCTTTGTATTGACTTGGTACGTAATACATTCGGCTGAGGTCTTTAGTTTGTGCATCTGCAATATCTCCGATTTCTTTGTTAAGTGCGTACCAGAAATGTTTGATTTTATCTGCTGGTACTTCTGCTGTTAAAGGGAATACTAATCTAAATTTTAAACGTTCTTTAGTAGAACTTGCGGTAGAGTAACATACGTAGCGATATTGCGAATACTTCTTTTCAATATCAGCAATATCGCCTTCGTAGTCATCAACATCAACAATGCCGAAACCACCCCAAGCAGTAACATTACTATTGGCTCGGGTGGTTCCGGTCTTATATGTGGCTGGTGATATCAAAGGTGCATCAGTTTTCTTTTGATACTTATCACCATTAGCCAATTTGTATAATACGCTTTCAAATTCATCAAACGTGTTATAATCCATACGCTTGTTGGTTTTGTTGTCGTATATGTTATCAAATATTGTTAAGGCGACCATGGTTATACTCATGTGATGGAGCTGTCCAGCCTTCAGGTTTAATGAGATCTGGTAGTCCTAATGGATTTGGTCTAGATTCCTTGACGCCTACTTCCTTTGACATGTTTGCGCTATGGACTTCTTGCCATGCTTTGTGCGCGTCAATACCAAATAGATCTAGTGTTCCAATTGCCACTACACATAGATCAATAAGACCATCAACGATTTCTTCAGCATCCTTTTCGCCAGTAGCTTTAAACGTTTCATCAAACTCTTCCTTAAGAAATGCTACACGAAAATGTAACAATTGCTCAAGCTTTTCAGGATTATTTTTAATCCATTCGTGTACACCATACTTTTGATGCATTTCTGCAATATCTCTTACCCAATCTACACTCATACAATAATTCCTTGCTTTGGTGGTACCATTATGGTACTAGTTGCTTGCTCGTACTGAGCAATGATTTCGGGGATGGGATTAAGAACAAACACAATATTTGTATCTTTAATTTCTAATCCATCTGCAGCATCGGTATATGGCATGAATGGCATGAAGCCAATTTTGCCTTCTTCGGCCGCATACATTGCGATCGGGTTTTGAACATAATGTCCATCAGGGTAATCACCTACGTACCGTGCTACAATTTCTTCGCCTGTAGTTAACCTGTATAATTTAATGTCTGACATGTTTTCTCCTTATTAATAGATCTATTATAACATAGTTTTAGTTGTTTGTACACTGTTTTTTTAAAAGAATTCATCTAATGTTGCTACCTCAGCAGATGTCCATCCTACGGCAGATAGAATAGGTTCAATAGCATCCAAGAACGTTTTGTTGAATTGAGTATCATAATCAATAAACCGATGTAATCCAAACTCCTCTGGAAGGTAATCACCAAAGGCTATAACGTTTTCCTTGATTTTGTTTGGAGTACGAAGATAGATGAATTTGATCTTTTCACCATTTTGGATTTTGTTATACTGATTCTTTAGAGATAGATCTCCAATCAGTTTGTTGTGTAAGATACTGCCTCTACAATGAATTGGAGTACCTTTCTTGTATATCTTAAGGTTATCCATGTATTGCGTAAGGTTAGTTACTCCACGAGGGAAAGCAATTTCATGAGGCGGTAATGATTTGAAGTGATTGCGGAATGTTTCAATTTCCTGTTGAACTAGAACTTCATCGCCAGCAATAATGGTTTTAAACATTTGCTTAAGTGCTGCTCGACATGGAGCTGGTGTAGAAGATTTAATAGCTTCAATGCCCATGATCTTAAGCTTTGGTTCAGCATAGCGAACACCTTCGTTGTCCAGTACATTAAGGATATACCTTTTCTTTGCTGTCCAGATGCCACGATCAGCAATAGCTTCACGTTTCATAACCATTCGATTTTCAATGCCACCAAGCATTTCAAATAGTTTAGCATAAGAATCTTCCAAGACAGTTTCAAGCTTTTCCTTACAAACTGTATCAACAAATTCCAATGGGTTAACCGGACTGACTGCTTTAACGAGATCATCTAGCACTACGTAAACAGAATCAGTATCAATAGCAACAACGTAATCCTTTTTGGTTTTAAGTATTTTTCTAAGATAATCATTGATAGCAGTTTCCGCCCAGCGAATAGTAAGCTGGCCAGTTAAGGTAATACCTTCGGCGATACGTTGATCAAAGAATCTAAAGTACTTATTACCTAACGCACCATATAAACTGTTAAGAAGAATCTTAATAGACATTTGTTGGTTTTCAGCAATACTAATATCACGTTGGATTTTATACAATTCAGTCTTATTATTTTTGTCTACTTTTTCCAATTCCTTTTGAGCTGCAATCATTTGACGTTTAATGACAACACGTTCGCTGTACATTTGATCAATAATCTTAGGTAGTATCCCTTGCTTATCAGTAGTAAAATACTGACCAGATGCTGCCATACATTCATTGCTAGTTCTAGGTGGAGTTACTGGAGATTCAGAAAGTTTATCTACAGTAACATTGCCAACCTTTCCACTGATAATAGTTTCAGGAGACATGTTATACTGCATAATGATTGAAGGATATAGTGAGTTTAAGTCAAAAGAAACTACCCATTCGTGCATTCCAGTTTTAGGATCTTTAACGTAACCGCCAGGATATGGAGACTTAAACTTTTCCTCAGCAAAGGGTACAATCACATTATTAGCATACAGATTTCTAAAGATGATAGCATCCCAGATTGCTGTAGTACCCATCACGTCGCCATAGTTAACACCACCGCGATATGCCATGGTGAGAGCTAGTGTAATGAGACCCATCTTATGTTCTAAGCGATCTACCAATTCAACATCTTTAATGTTGTAGTCAATAAACTTTTGGTGATCGTATTTGTAAAGAGTGTGTAGGTTACCATGCTCTTCGTATGAAAGCTTGTTTTCACCAAGAACTACGTGAGCGATGTGATCAAGTTTATATGTTTCTTGAGGGCCGTAAGAGTAACCAAACTTTTTGAATAGTTCAAGGTAATCCATTTGAGCAATACCTTGGATTTCATAAGCGCATTGTTTACGCTGCATAGTTGTGATATCTCTACGATCAACTAATCCCCAAGGTGATAATCGTTTAGCAAATTCTTCGCCATGGATTCTTAGAATACGATTGACGATATATGGTATATCGAAGAACCTTGAATTCCACCCTGTGATTACATCAGGGCATTGCGATGGACTAGACCAATGAGCAATATACTCGAGTAACAATTGAGATTCAGTAGCGCATTCCTTATAGACTACACGACAATCTTTCATGTATGTTTTTTCTACATCGTAAGGTTTTAGACCCCACACGTAATATGTGTTATCAATGTTATTTTTCATACCGATTGCTGTGATTTCGTGAGCAGCTTCTTCAGGCTCAGGGAATCCAGAATCAGATTGAACCTCAATATCAATTGAAGTTACATTGATTAAGTTACGATCAAATTTGATATCACCAGGGAATGCTTCGTTGATG